CGCTGGAGCCAAGCCAAGGAACTTGGCTACCGCAGGGATGGGTTTCTTGTTTTTCTTGACGCGGTTTGCATGGCGGCGGTTGATTTCAGCGAGAGCTGATTCGTTGCCAGCTTGTGCCAAGGTGATTAACTCTGCGGACTTGAGGGAATTTAAATTTTCCATGGTGCGATACTCCGAAATTATTTCAATGACCGAAACGATTGTCTCGGTTCACTGGGCCATCTCCTTGTCGGGCGCGTGTATATGTGTGTGGAGGACGATGGAGTCTGAATATCGGGACATCATGTGTGTGCGATATGTGCGCGTAGGTTGATGTTTTGGAGCGCAAAAACCCTTTTGGCGAGCGCAATAACTCCATAAAAACACGCAATAACTATCGGTAGCCGACCTTACATAGGTCGGGAAACGCAGTAACCACGGGGCTTACAGGCTGGATGTACCAAATCTGTTCCAGAATCGAGGCCAAATGAGTCTGATTTGCGCGATCACACGATACATGTGCACGCGAGCAGAAGGGGGGGGTACACCCCCTTTCGCCGATGGGATTTCCAGCGAATTTGACTCCCCTGCCTACATATAACAGCGGCAAATTCTGGAAACTTTGTCTCTTATCAATAACAAAATAATCGACATATACAAGGAAAGTCTAATATGAGTATCAAATACAAGCGTCCGACTCGTGCTGTTGAACCATTTTCAGATGAGATTCAGGACGGCCCCCGTGAACTCAGTTCTCTCCTTCAACCAGACGCTCCATCCTTAAAGCAAGACGGAACCCCTAAGAGGGCATATAAGAAGAAGGGAGTTACCCCTAGCTATAAGCGTAAAGGTGTTGCTTACGGAAGCTCAAAGCCTACCGCTGCAATGAAAGTGAACTCCACCTCCCATGACAAGCGTATGCTAGATGAGGCACACCGCTCACCTCTACATAAGGCCACCAGTAGCAAGACCACCACCTATACCTTAGTGCCAGCAGACTTCAAACCCACCACCCTTACTATCCCTCCTCATCTGGCCCGACAAGAAGACCCAGAAGAAACCCCTGCGCTCACCAAAGAACAGGAGTACCTAGAAGCCATTACACCTCGTCATCCAACCCCAGTCGATCCCAAATGCTATAAAGTGGAGTTCCCTGAAGCTATGAAGTCAGAGCAGACAGCCCAAGAAAAAGCAGCACACGACTACTACCTAACTCACACAGCAGCAACCAGAGAAGCAGCTCGCCACACAGAAGCCAAGCGCACCGAGGAAGCCCTCACAGTCATGAACGCTCCCATCAATCACCTCCAACCCAACGACATTGCCAAGATGCGATCCCAAGTATTCGCCACAGTCGCCACACAAACAAGCAAAGTGGTCGGTGTCCTCAACGGAACAGAGCAATGGAACCCACAACAAGTTCGCCTCTACGGAATGCTCCTCAACAAAGTCCTACCCGACCTCCACCACTCTTACAGCGAAGTGGCACTCCAAGACTCAGACGTAAACAAGCTCACTCGAAAGGAACTAGAGGACATCATCGCCTCCTCCTCAAACACCACTGCCGCCCAAGACATAATAGAGGAAGACTACCGACCCTCCTTTGACCACCACCCAGATCCCAATCCCTCTGGCCCAGTCATTATTACCCACACAAAAAGTAATACCCACACAAAAAGTAAGGATTAACCAATGGTCTCCAAAGTAGAAGCAGCTCAACGCCTCCTCACTCTCCAAGAAGCTGGTGAATCTTTCGGTGCTTTCTGCCGCCTCCACCACCCCACATGGAAAGTACCCATGTTCCACCACAAACTAATCGAAGCCCTAGACCGCCTAGAAAAAGGCCAACTCCTCTCCGACTTCAATGACGAATGGAAAGTAATAGAACACAACCACAACAACCGACACACACCCGAACTCCAAAAGACTTACACCAGACCACTCACCACCCATACGCTCCACAATGTAATGATCAACATGCCACCGCGTCACTCTAAATCCAGTTACGCCACCCAGCTTTTCCCTAGCTACTACCTAGCCAGAAACCCAACGCGATTCTCCATGACCGCATCCTACAACTCCCAACTGGCAACAGACTTTGGTCGCCAACAACGCCTCTATCTCCAACACGAAGAAACCGAGATGGTATTCCCTGACTTTGCCCTAGCCAAAGACTCCCGTGCTCAAGATGTATTCCGCACAACAGAAGGAGGAGCCGCCTTCAACATCGGTATGGGTGCAACCACCTCTGGCCGACCAGCAACTCTTCTATCTATAGACGACCCCATCAAGAGTCGTAAGGAAGCCGACTCCGCAACCCAACGCCAGAAAGCATGGGACTACTATACCTCCGCACTCACCACTCGACTCCAGCCAGAAGTCAACGGAGAACGTCCCATCCAAATCGTCTGCTACACACGCTGGCATCCAGATGACCTCGGCTCCCGAATCATGCAAACCGAAGACTGGGCAGAAGGCCGTTGGCTCCACATCGTATTCCCTGCCATCATCCAAACTGAGGCAGAGCACTCCCGACCAGTCAGCGAGCTGCCACGCAGCGACTCTCGATACATCCCCAAAACCAAGCTGCCAGAAGTAGATGAGCACTTACGCATATACAAACCCATCATCGAGTCTGCCCTCTGGCCCGCTCGATTCCCCATCGATGAACTCAAGCGCAAGCAGCGTATGAACCCCCGCGACTTCGCAGCCCTATACCTCCAGAACCCTAGAATAGAAGGAGGCAACTTAATCAAACAAAACTGGTGGAAGCTATACAACCCAGACAACATCCGTATGGAAGACTTCGCCCAAATAATCATCTCCATCGACACAGCCTTTAAGAAGACCCAGACCTCTGACTTCACAGTAGCCATCACTATGGGCATCACCCGCAACGGTGACATCCATATCATTGACATCATCAAAGGCCGATGGGACTTCCCTGAACTCAAGCAGCAATCAATTGCCCTAAACAACAAGTGGCGAGGCAGGGGACTCCGCGCCCTCTATATAGAAGACAAAGCCAGTGGGCAATCCCTCATCCAAGAACTCAGACGCGAGTCAGGTATCTCAGTAATAGCCCACAAAGTAGTCCACGACAAAGTATCTCGCGTACACGCCATCACCCCCCTAATAGAATCAGGAAGAGTCTACCTACCCAAAGGTGCGCCTTGGTTTGATGACTTCATCGAAGAGACCCTCTCATTCCCTAGCGGAACCCACGATGACCAAGTGGATGCCATGAGCATGGGACTCGACATCCTCTCAAGAACGACTATCAACCCCGACCAAGCCTTCGGCATGCTCTCAGGCCACGGTTCGCTCAATAGCAGCAACGCCTACAGCCAAAACTCATCGAGTGGCTTTGCCTCTGAACAGCGGCCAGTAAACAGCAACCGAAGACCTAGCAACAACTCCTCTTCATGGTATGGATGGGGCGAGTAGTAGCCAGCAACAGGACGACCCAAGCCCACCCATCACCCAAAATCAGCAAAGCAACAACAACAGCTAAGGTGATTTATGGGGTGGGGCGGCACTAACCTAACAAGTAGCATTAAGACAATCTCTCAAAGTCAGGGAAAGATAATGACAGACGAAGAGATTGCAGCGATGTCACCCTCCCAACGAAATGCCTATCTATCCAAAATTAGCAGGGCATCAAACAATCGCCTTTCCGCTACACCAGCGTCAGCTCAAAGTAAGAGCCACGCACGATACAACTCACAGGGCTAACCGCAGACATGAGCTATTACAAGACAGGCGTTGCCGACCAAACCGAAGTCATCATTGACCTATCCGAGCACATGGATGCCCTGATGTCCTACGATGACATCTCCGACCTCCTCTCCGAGGAGGATGAGAAGAAACTTTGTTCCTACGTCCAAGCAATGGGCCGCATGTCCCATGAGAAAGTACGCAACCGCTACCCTCAATGGAAGCGAGCAGACGAAGCGCACGACATCTATGTACCACCAGAAGCGACCAAGTTCCGCGAGAAAGCAGTCATCGCAGACACCAGAGCCATAGCCGACACCGTACTCACTTACCTCATGTCTGCACTGGCTGGTCGCAATCCCATGTTCCAACTTGAAGGGCTTGACCGCAAATCCCGTGAATCATCTGCCATACTAGAACGCTTGATGCACCAGCACATGCGGAGAACAGCAGGCGAAGCAGGAATTGCCCAACACCTTCTTGACAGCATCCGTTACGGGTACGCCCCTACAAAGGTGATTTGGAACCCAAACACAAACACTAACGACATCATCAACTACAACCCAAGACGTACCTTCCACGACCCTCGTGTGAACTGGGGTGACTGGGACAAGATGCAGTTCGTAATATTCGTTGACTACCAATCAACCAACCAACTGTTATCCACCAACCAATACAAAAAGCTACACAAGTACCCATCCCTACGCAGCTCTAGCATCGGCACTAAGTCTGGCTGGGAGATACATCAAGACCACCACCAGTCTGCTCAAGGCATGACAGTTCGACCTAACGATGTCCAAGGAGAAAACGGTTACTCCCTCAGTGGCGCACGAACCACAGATGAAGTGTGGGTACGCCTTAACGGATTCGAGGTTGGCCTACCTCAACTCAACCAAATCTGGATGGTCATGACCATCCTAGACGAGAACGTAGTTATCCGTTGCCAGCTCTCCCCATACGGCCAGCAGTTCCCTGCCGTATTTGGAGGACTCCACAACGACAAACACAAAACCTACTCGCAATCCCTCTACGATCTAATGCTTCCTCTCCACGACATTGGCTCTTGGTTACTCCGCAGCAGGATAGATAACGTACAGGCAACCCTAAACAACCTGATCTTCGCTGATCCCACCCAAGTCAATATCAGTGACCTGATAGATCGTAATCCGTGGGGTCTCGTCCGAACCCTCCCTGGAGTCAAGCCCTCCGATGGCATCCATATCGCCTCCGTACCCGATGTCACCTCCTCACATTGGAATGATATGGCTGGAATCTCCGAGATGAAGCAACGGCTCTCCGCAGCCAGTGATGCACAACAAGGTCTGCCCACCAGTGATGGCATCCGCTCCGCTACAGAAATCCAGCGTCTCACCCAGCTTGGCTCCCAGCGTCTCGGAGTCCTAGCCAGAGTCATGTCTGCCACCTCCATCCGACCAATGGCCCGTATGATGATCGGCAATCTCCAAGATGCCCTTGAACTCAACGGAAGCCTTCGCGTAGATGCAACAGACCAGTCAACTCTCATCTCCCAGAAGGTCAAAGATGGCTACATCGATTACACATCCAAAGACATTCAAGGCAACATTGACTACCTCGTAGTAGACGGAACCCTCCCTGTCGAACCCACTCGCTCCCCAGAAACTTGGATGAACATGATCCAAGTCATGACCAACACGGGCCTCAATATGGAATACAAGATGCCCAAGATAGCAGAAGAAGCTATCCGCTCCATGGGAATCTCCGACCTCGAACAGTTCAAAATCTCACAGGAAGAACGAGACCAAGGCCCGACTCCATCTCAACAAATGGCCCTCCTAGAAAAAGCCAGAGGCGCATCCGTCCAAACTGAAGAACAGGTTATGTCGGAAGTTCAAAAAGGCAACCTTATCCCCATGTCTCAAAAGCAAGGTGGCTAACCGCCAAGGACGACCTCAACGCCCTCAAGCGTAAGAATACACAAAACATTGAGGGCAACACATGACCATTACTAAGACATCCCTTCTGGCTGCAACTATCGCACCTCAAATCCGCGATTACATAGACTCGGCCATGAAAGACCTTGCAGAGGCGCACTCAAAAGAACTCGCGTCCCTTAAGGAAACTAACGAAGCCAACCAGAACGCCCTACTAACAGAAATCTCTGTTGTCAGGGCTAACCTGAATACGGTCAACGGTCTTATTGTCAGTGACCCCTCCCATCGCATAACAAAATTGAAGCTAATTACAATTGCAACGGAGCTTGGTCTATGAGTATCACGCGCCCCATTGGTGAACAACTCGCTTTCAAATCGTCAAAGACTGGCGACCATGTACTCGACACCTACCTCGAAGCGGTAGAGCGAGGAACAAAAACCCTTTCCGACATCGTTGATGAACTCGTAGACTCAAGTGGCGACCTCCGCACCAACATCTTTGCATTCCGCGAGAATCCATCATCCTCTGGCATCCTCCAAGCCAGAGTAGGAACTTTCGTAGACGCTAACGCTGGCTGGACAAACATCTCCTCTACCGATTTCACTGCGTTTGTCACCGACTGCCAAACTGCAAAAACCGCTGCCGAAGCTGCAAAGACCGCAGCAGAGACCGCAGAAACCAATGCTGAAACGGCAGAGACTAACGCAGAGACCGCAGAGACTAACGCAGCAGCTTCCGCATCAACAGCGTCTACTCAAGCTGGCCTCGCCACATCGAATGGAGCGGCACAGGTTACTTTAGCTACAGCCCAAGTTGCCCTTGCCACCACTCAGGCTGGACTAGCGACAACTAACGGAGCGGCACAAGTTGCTTTGGCTACTACTCAGGCTGGGCTGGCAACAACCAACGGAGCTGCTCAAGTCACTCTTGCCACGGCACAGAAAACCATAGCAACCACCAAAGCCTCAGAAGCGGCAACATCAAGCTCAACCGCATCCACTCAAGCTGGCATTGCCACCACCAAAGCAGGAGAAGCAGCAGCATCTGCCTCCAGTGCTTCTGGCGCAGTAACCACAGCAATTAATAATCTATCAACAGTTTATGATCCCATCGGTGCAAGTGTCGCCATGGCAATAGCTCTCGGAGGCTAACTAAATGGCTAATACATTCAAAAATGCTGGCATAGCAATCGGCACATCACGCACAACACTGTACACCGCACCAGCAGGCACACAGTCTGTAATCCATGCTCTGTACATCTCCAACATTGACGGAGTAAACGATGCAGATGTCACAGTGGAAGTCACAGTAGACGGAGGCACAACCTACCGTCACATCTGTAAGACAGTACC